TATACCCATCTAAATGCCTATCGCCTTTTACAACTTCCAATCCTTGACCATATATCAAATCTGCAATACCTTTGATTGCGGCATTGTTGGTTGGTGAACCTAAATATAGATCAATTAAATATTGATAATAGTTATTATCTTCACCATACTCAACCCACATTTTATTTTTATGCTCAATTATCTGCGGTGCAGTATAATTAGCAAATTGCATAAATTGAAAATTCTGTTTTATAGCGTTATCCATTGCGGAGTAATATTAGAAGTTGTTTGCCAATGTTTAAATGTTTTATTGGTATTGGTTGATTCATCTGACCATGTTGCCAAATATTCCCATACCAATACATCATAATCAAATATACGAATTAAACATACATCTAAATTCTGTGCAACATCGGCAATTGATTGTAATGATGGTAAATCTACAATTATCTTTGTGCCTTGTGTGGTTATTACGGACGTTGCAGATACATTAACTTTTGTATTTTTATGCCATACTTCCACCAATACACTATTTAATCCCTCAAATGAAATAAAAGGGTAAAAATCAATTTGTGTTGATGTATTATTGATGACCATTATCTTATTAACGATTTTTAATCGAATCGTTGCATAAAGAAAAACCCCCACCAAATTGGCAGGGGTTAAACTAACTATTATGAACGAAAACCGATTATGGTACAGAAATAACACTCAATACCTCTGAATAAGTTTCTGCATCAACTGGCGTTGGTGGTGCAGTTTCAGAAGCAACAAATGTAAGTGTATTCAAACGGGCATCACCCATCTGTGTACCCCATGAAGAAGTACCACCAGTTGAATCACAACCTTCATCTTCACCTAACAACCAAAATTGGTTGTTTCTATCCCAAATAATAATTCTCCATCTACCTTGTGATAAAGTTTGGATTGTGTCCATATCTAAATCACCAGCAGTTGGGGTAATACCACTTGGTTTAAATGACAAAGTGAATGTTTGGGTGTACATAGTATTGCCGTTATCTCTTGAAGATACTGGGGCAACTTCCAATGTGCTTAAACCTTTCAATTCCCAAAACCATCCAGTTACATTTACGGGTGTTGGTGAAGCACCATTATTAATTGAAGTAACCAATCCACTTGCATCTTTGGTTACTACATTTGAAAAAACATAAGGTACAAAAAATGCACCACGAATACCACCGACAAATTCTTTGCAGGGTTCGTATCTATTTGCTAATGTATTACAAGCCATTTTATTTTTTATTTTTTGATTTTAATAAAAAGGGGAAGGGGTTTTGTTTTCCCTTCCCCATTATTTTAATCTTAATTGGTTAAAATTAAGATACGTTCAATACAACTTGTTGGGTTGGGTTAGTTGCAATGATACCACCTTGGAAACGCATGATGATACGAACATTTTGGCTACCATCGATATCACTCATATCAATGAATTTAACCTCGTTCAAATCACTCAACAATCCAGTACCGAAGTGAAGGTCAGATTTCAAACCTAAAATACAATCTGAATCGTTAAGACCAGGACACATCACAACTGGAATACCTTGGAAGTTCATTGGCTTTTCTCCAACATAGAATTGGAAATTATAGTTACCAGCAGACAATGCGGCTTGGTATGCTTTCATGGTAGCAGGACCAACATAGAATTGGTAACCCTCTTTGCCATACAATGCACTTGGAGAAGCATCTAACATTGCTTGTAAACGAGCAACTACATTAGAACCACTATTAACACCACTTGCAGTAACGGTAATTGCTGAATTGTCCAACAGATAACCTACCATACCATCATCAGCAGTTCCATCATAGAACAAGGTAGTTTTCCAAATACCTAATTCAACGGCTTGGGCAACTTCTGCTGCGGTTTGTGCCAATGCGAATTCTTCGAAAGTTGCAGGAAGTTTTTCAAATGCTGAAAAACCTGCTTGTGCTGCTTCCCAAGTTGTACGCAATTGATTCTTACACAATTGCAAGTTAACTTGCTTTTCAACTGTGGTTAAAACGTATTCGCCCAAAGTTACAGATGAAGAATCGGTAAAATCACAAGTAGCATTAGCAATGCTAATTGAATTTTGATAGTTACGGATAACTTCTTTGTAAGCCACGTTAGGGTGTACGGTAATTAATTCTTTTGCAAGGGTATCACCCGACAAAAGTGCGGCAGCGATGTATTTGTTCGCAAACAAACCAGCATAGGTGTTTGGGGATACAGTTGGTCCGCTAAATGCAAATTTATTTCTCATTTTTATTTAGTGTTTAATAGGTTTAAAATAATAAATCAAAAACTCTGTCTTTAATGTTTCTTTCACGTTTGGAAGCAATCTTAAACAACAATTCATTTTTAGTTGTTTCCGCTTCGGGTGAAAATTTGGTGTGTGGTGCAGGTGTTTCAGCCAATTGCTTTTTCAATTCTTCATTTTCAGCAGACAATTTAATGTTTTCAGCCTTTAATGATTCGTTAGTAGATTCAATTGCAGATAAACGTGCTTCAATTTTACTGAAATAAGATTCTTCCATTTCAGTTTTGGATTTAACCACTTTTTTAGGTGCAGATTCAAGCATTCCAGTTTGTTCTTTCATGGGTTCGCTTTTGGCTTCCATTGGTGCTTCTTCTGTTGGTTGCTCTGCGTTTTCTTCACCTTCGGTTGAAACTTCAACGATAATGCCTTTATCATCGCATTCAATTTTAGTTCCATCTTCAAGAATGTACTCACCCATTGGTACGGGAATGTTGCCTTCTTCTGTTACGATAAATACGGGTTCTCCAATTGCGAAATTTTCGCTATCTAATACTACCGCACCATCCATTGTTTTCTTTTGAGCCATTTCAACCTCAATGGTTGCTTCGGCTTTACCTAAACCAAGTACATCAAGTACACGATTCAAAGTATCTTTTGCGTTGCTCATGTTTATAATACGATTAATTTATTTAATGTTGTATTTTGTATTCTTTTAGGATTTCAATGATTTTATTCAATTTGATTTCATCATCATCCATTTTACTCATTTGAGTAGGAATTGATTTATCGGCAAAAAATCCTTCAATGCTAAATCCCTTAACCTTGCCAGTTTTAATATAATCATTCCATAGTTCATCATTTACAATCTTCATTGCAACATACCATGTACCAACTGGATCATTAAATCCATAAGCCAATGATTTATCATTTATTTCATCAACCTTTAACCATGTTTCAACCACAACCGCACCATCAACACCAAATTGATGTTCTAATGTGGTTTTAGATTGATTTCCACGCATCATGTATAATTGAGATGCTTTTTCAATAGTTGATTTGGAAAAATAAACATAAAATTCCTCTTTCTTACCATTTAACTCTTGATTGCGATAAATGGGTTTATTAGGAATTAATGCAGGTCCTAATAGAATACGTTTTTCATTGTCCAATGTTTTAAACTCAAACTTTTGTGCATTTAAAGCAACAAAGTTTTGTTCAATTGCTGGTGATTCAACAATTGATATTGCTTCGATGCCCGTTGCAAGTTGTTGTTCGTCTAAAACTAATTCAACAATTTTCATATTATCCTAATAATGTTATCGCTTTTTGCAATAATTGTGATTGTTGCTTTATTGTATTTTCATAAACAGATAATACTTCTCTCAATGAATTTAAAACTCCTTTTGCTTTTGATTGAGCAGTATCGGTAATTTGAAAATATTTTGTTACTAACTCATTGATATCGTCTAATGCTAATTCGACTTTTATTGCTTTTTTAGTTGCCATAACTTTATAACGTATTAACCACCTAATGTTGCATTTTGGTTGATGTGTCTGTCTAATGATTGTTGTGATGTCATATCTTGACCAACCGCATAAGCACGAATTGGCTTTTGCATGATACCCCCAAATGCTTGTGCAAGTTGTGTTGAATTATTTAATTGACCACCAATAATTCCAACGGATGGACCAAATGAATGTGGTTGTGTAACGCTTGGTTCACTATATCCACCACCACCCATTCCGCTTGGTGGTTCGGGTAATTTAGTTGATGTAATTGAACGAATGTTTGCCAAGCCCGAAGCAATAACACCAGCAGCAGCAATTGGACCAACAATACCACCTTGTGCTAATGCTTTTGACGCACCACTATAAGTATCAATAATGGCTTGTGTAACTGCTAATGCTTTGCCCCATTTAGATTCCGCACCAACCAAACTTACAATACTACCAAGTGCTTGTGACGTAGCATCTATACCTGCTTGTAATGATGCTTTTTTGGCTTTGGCAATTGCATCTTCACTTTGAATAGTAAATGTTTCTAATCCTTTTTGTAGTGATTTTTCTTTTGATGTTGATTCAGCCAAAAATTCATTTTTCGCATTCAATGCTTCTTGATATGCCGCAGTACCTTGTGTTAGTTGTGATAATTGTTCGTCAAATTCTTTAATTCTTAAATCTCTTAATTGAATCAATTGTTCAATCTCTGTTTTCCTCAAATCTTCTTCGGCTTTTTTGGCTTCAATCAATTTTTCTGTTTCATTCTTGATTAAATTAGTTCTATCAACAGATGCTTGTTTTTCAGCCAATATTGCTTCATTGGTTAATTCAGTTTGTGTAATAATGCTTTCACGTCTTGCCTTTTCAATTTCCAATGCTTCCTTATTTAATGACATTTCATTCATTAATTGTTCGGAACGCAAACCAGCATATTTAGCAGATACACCACTAATTTCTTGTTGCAATGAAAGTATTTCTAATTCCCTTTCTTTTGTTGCACCCAATAAACCTTGTTGTTTTTGAATGATTCCAATTCTTGCTTCAATATTTGCCCGTTCTTTTTGCTCACCTTCATCTAATATTGCGGATAATTCCTTATTAGATTTTATCCTATCATCAATTGTTTTAGTTTCATCATCACGCAATTGGCGTTGTTTCTCCGCCATTAAATCATATTTCTCAACTATGCCTTGATATAATATGCCTAATTTATTTATATTGTGTTCGGCATTGGCTAAAAATTCTTTGTTATCAAATGCTTTTTTAGTTGTTTTTGCAACGTGTTCAACTGCTTCTGCCACATAGTCCATTGCTTGACCAATTTTATCAGTTGTATTATTTACACCCAATACCACTTTACCAACTGCATCTAATGCAACTTGACCTGCTTTTTTAAACTCACCCGAAAATAATAATTGAATTGATTCAGCCAATTTTGGGAATAATTCCAACATACCATTCAAACGATTAATGATATTTTGTTGCAACATATCACCAAATTCTTGAATGTATTTAACGGGGTCTTTGAATACCTTACCAAGCCATTCAAATAATGGTTTTAATACATCAATAATACCTTTGATTAATCCTTGAAATACAACAGATGCTTGGTTCATTAAATCTTGAACCGCTTGTGATTCACCTAATGCGTTAGTTAATGCGTCAAATGCTTTTACGGCAATACCAATACCCAATCCACCTTTTAACAAACCGCCAAGCGTTGATGTAGATTTAGCGGTTTTTTCTGTTGCTTTCTCAACATTACCCAATGATTTATTGGCGGTTTTTGCTTCATCGCCAGTTTTATCAAGTGCTTTATTTAGTTTATTTAACTGCGAAACTAATTCGGAAACATCCGCATTAATTTTATATTTTATTTCTTCTGCCATTTTGATTTAAATCTACGTTTAACAATTTTACCAAATTGATTCCATGTCCATATATATTGATTTTTGCCTTTGGCGATTTCAACATTCTCTGAAATGTTATTCCAATCATTGGACATTGATAATTTAATGATTAATCCTATCATAGTAATTCACTTATTAAACGAGCATTATGGATTGTGATTGCATGATTTTCGTTATCCTCGTTCCAAAATGCTAATTGTACTTTTTGTTCAGCACCAATATTTAATATCGAAGTAACTGTAATTGCACCATTAGAATGATATACACATGAATACGCTTGTGTCCGTTGTCCATCAACATAAATTGCCATACCGATATGCCTATCACTTGTAACGGCAAAAGACAATGTTGCGGTTAATCTAAATTGCCCACCATATTCATCATATAACCAATTATCAATGGCACTAAATACCATTCTATCTTGTCCAATCAATTCTGATTGCTCAAAATCAACCCATACTGGCGTATCACCCGTAGTTGATGTTCCGTATGGCGTATTGTTGTATGCAGTTAATACAGTCTTTCTAAATCGGTTAAATAGTTGATTTGTTATTGTTTTCATTTCCCCAACATTCTGTGCATTATATGATGTTTGTTGTGGAATGCCAACATAATTAATCGCATCAAATGGACGTGAATTTGTCAATGAACGCCCAACAATTGCATTCCCAATTAATGTTGCACCATTTGAAGGATCTGATGTCGCATTAGTCCAATCCGCAGTATTGCCATCCGAATCAAGTGTTATCGTTGTAACATTGTTATATGTAACAAAATCAATTGATGCACGTTCGTTAAGAATATCATATTGTATCTTTTGAATTTTGTAATAGTTGCCACTTACCGCAATTGTATCATTTAAATCTAAATTCAACCATTCACCAACTGGAATAATGGCATTCATTGTTACTAACCTTGATTTAGTTGAATAGTATCGTGATAAATAGTTTTGATAATACAATTTAAACAATGTATTTAATGCCATATTACCACTTAATGCGTTTTCTAATCCATAAGACAATGAATAAGATGTTTTAGCCGTTGGCACTCCATTATAAGGTCCTACAAATGCCATGAATGTTTGTGGTGTTCCATTAAAATAAAAATGACTGTTAATAGCAAGATACCCTGCGTACATAAACATCATTAAATTATGTTGTACGGGTTTCCCATCTTTATCTAACATTACTGGAATTTGTAAATCCGTTAAACCAATTACATTTCCTACATCATTAACTTCACGCATTATGGATGGAACGGGAATGTTAAAAATGGTTTCAACATTAAATTCATCTCGTGCAAAATCCACATTTGGTGCAAAATCAATCATTCCAAATCTTCTTGAATATTTAGATATGATTTCTTGATTCGCTAAATCTAAACCTTCCGCATGAGTCATTTTGATTGATTTAGGAATATCCATTTTTTGATGGCTTATTTCTGCAACATCAATATACTTTGTCCAATCTTTTGTATTTGCATTAGCATACCAATCCTCTATGTTGTGTATTTCAAATGTGGTATCATTAACGGGTACTAATACTGAATTAGTCATCTGTAAAAACGAACGAACGAAATCCGTAATTTTTACCGTTGGCATTATCCATTTTAAATTCAATGTAGTTCCATTGATGCCAAATGGTACTTGTGTGATTTTAAATGAAGCATCCGTAAAAGTTCCACCATAATACCATAGATATCCAATACTTAATTTATCGTTTTGGTTTAACTTTAAAGTATAGGTTAATGTTTCCGAACCTGCTAAATCAATGTAATATGTTGTATCAATTGGATTCCCATTAACCATTGGCGATACATAAAATCTATTGCCATATAATCCACTTGGGTTAAATGTCAAGATATTTATATGAAATTCAAATGTAAATGTTCCATTAAATGGTACAGTGTATTGAAAAGTAGACGTATTATATAATGATAACGGATCGGATACAACGGTATTAAATTGTATGGGTTTATATTGTGCCGTTGCCGTTGTTGATATTGGTATTGTTGTTAAACTTCTTGTTACTTCAATTTTGGCTTCTTCGTTGCCATAATTTTGTATTGGTCCACTTACTCCCATAGGTGCAACATACCAATCATCAAATTCAGCCCTATCAAATAATGAACCCGTTAATGTATAACCAATATTTGCAAAACATAATTCAATCATTTTGCGAATACGAATCAATGGACGCAAATCATTTATTTGAACACCACCAACATCATTTTTTGCAATGTTATTTACAATTTGAAATGAACGTGAATAGGTATATCCGACGTGCCAATCAATGATGGGATATAATACATTACCACCTAATAATGTTTGATTCCACGATGATTCAATATTAGCACTATCTACAATATGTTCTAATGAATCCCAATTAACATCAATCAACGTATCTTCACCAAATAATGCCATTGCATTTTTGGCAGAACCATAGAATATAATATCATATTGCCTTGCCAACCCATTGGCATACTTTACACCACTTAATTCAACGCATCCAACAAATACGGGTAAACCATGTATAAATATTGTTGCATCTAATTTTAAATACGCATTCCAATTACCTAATACAATGTTCTCTTCAAAATAATTTGAAAATACTCCATCATTAGTTGGTGTGGATGGTATTGTAAATTGTTGTGTGAAATCCGTTCTTGCTTGTGATAGGTCGGTTACGTCTTTAACTTGTCTAATTAATTGTACAACTTCGTCTTGAAATATATCAATAGGAGTATTGGCAATAACCATTGAAAATCTTGCACTCATTATCTTATAATCTTATTAATTAATGGTTGGTTGTATTCAAGGTTTAATGTATATTGAATTAGTTTATCGTTTATTCGTGTTAAACGATTAAATGACGTATCGGTTATTCTTGCACTCCACGCATCACCACCTTCTTCAATCAATAAATTATCTGA